CGGGTCCTCCTCCTCGACAGTTTCTGCTGTCTCCAGTTTTATCTTCTTCCCTTCTGATAATCGCATCTCCAATCTCCACCTTTCTTTTGTTCCTTTTGGAGGTCCTCCGCACAAAGGATGATAAGCGGAGAATATTATCGCACAAGAAAGATGCTGCCATTTCGCTAGAATATACGGGATAGCTGGATGAACATCGAACATAGCTGCAGATTGGGCATTTGCTGATACTGCTCCTAGTGCATTTGTTAGTGTCATAAGATCTTCATTAGAGAAAGCAAAAATCCTAGAAATCCTCTTCAGACTCATAGCAAGTGGTAATCCTCGGTATATTGGAGTTTTCCCATATGCAAACAACTCTTCAGATACCCAAGTCTCTAACGGTTTAATAGGAAGCCCGAGATTAGAAAACAAGTCAACTAACCGTCTCTTTACACTCTCCAAAGTTTCGCTTATCTCCTTTACCGCTGCATCTGATCTAATACTCCCCGTCAATCTAGCCATACGAGAATAAACTGTAATCATAAGCACTTGATTATCCCCCTGCCCCATTAGATGAGTCTTTACTCCTAAAGACGAGCATGTTGATGCAATTAGAACAGCAGTGAATACTGTCCATCCTTTCTGTCTAAGCCCTTCGAACCCTCCGACATGATTAGTATAGGCATGATCTATATCAGTTCCCTCTCGTATGTTTAGTTGATCATCTAGTTTCAGGTCGAAACTTCCATCAGCTAGATAGATAATAGAGTTCTCAAATATGTCATATGTCCTGTTAAAGATCTCCGGCAGTCCAAATAGTCTCCCCATCTCTCTAAACAACCCTTCTGTCATCCAGCCTCCTGAAGTTTAAGTTCCATTTCTCGAAATCTATATTCAAACAGAAAGTAACATGATCATCCCCCACTCTTCTTGCCTGACTCTTTGTTGTAACAATCATCTCTTTTTGAAGACTCAGCATGGACTTGGTCATGGTCACCCCGTCTATGTATGGGATAATGTGGTCAGCTATCATTGACTCTGTAACCACTGAGAATGCTCTCATATCAAATGACATGAGTGCAAACATTCTTGGTGTTGAGTT